GTGAAGTCAGTGTTCTGATAGCCTTAGAGACCGTTTCAGATTCTTCAATATTAAACGCTCCTCGAGTGTGTGATGCTCTTGCTGCCTGAACTAAGATGTATAAACCTTGGTCAGGTGTTAGATTTTCAATAAACGAGTTAAGGTCGTCCATATTGTTGTAGTTAATTGTGTTAAACAATTGACCAATTGGTTTAGGTCCCTCTTGTACGTTTTCGTCGGTGTCTTGAGTTAATTGTTCACTTGTTGTTTGTTTTTCTACTACAGTATTAGTAGGTGATGTTGTTTTTTTACTTTTTGCCATTTTGAGAAATATTGTTTTGTTTATCTATTTCGTAATATTTATATAATGTATAATAGAAAATATACAATAGTCAAGTTATGAGTAAATATATTCTAAGTGAAGATTTAGCGGTTTGGTTCGGAAAGAAAAAGAAAAAGAAAGGTTCATCACAACCTAAAGGTCCGTGGGTTAATATTTGTAAGAAAAAGAAAGGTGGAGGTCACCCTCCTTGTGGAAGAAAAGACTCGGATAAGGGTGGATACCCAGTATGTAGAGGTGCCGGTGTGGCAGGAAAGATGTCACAAAAAGAAAAAGATTCTGCATGTCGTAGAAAAAGAGAAAAAGAAAAAAAAGATACTCAATCGGGTAAAGGACAAAAACCAACTAGAATCAAAGTTAAAAACTATAAAAAAGAATCTATTGATAAATTAACATATATGATATTAGAATCGATAGTGAATGATAGTGTTTTATGTGATAATTGTGGTTGGAATTGGAAGATAGAAGATGGTGGTGATGATTTATATATGTGTCACAAGTGTGGTAATGATAATACACCTAAAATCACTGAAGATGACACTAAAGAGGTTAACCCTTCTAGTAAAGTAATTAAAAGTATTTGTGATTCCAAAAAATTCTGTAGTGCTCAAGGTCCAATTACTTTTGGACAATTAAAGAGTATTGTGTCTGCCGCCAGAAATAAAAGATTAGCCAAACATATTGGTGAAGGTGGGTTTAAAGCGTTTATACGTTTATTACCGTGGTTTATACCTCAAATAGTAATTGCAGGTATGGTTGGTTCGGGAATGAGAGCATTTAATAAAATTTTAAAACCAACATTAAAAGAAACTCCAACATATAAATCATGGTGGTCAAAGACCATAATGAGTATTTTTAATATCGCTGAAGGTGATTTGGGAGGTGTTGACCCACTTAGTAAAATTTTCTTTATTAGTGATGGGTTAATGAAGTTAATGGATGAGAGTAACAAGTTAAAATTTGCTTACCATATTTCTGACATAGCATCTGATAGACCTGATGATGAACCAGTACCTGAATTTTTTGTTGAAAATGAGTTAAGGGATTGGGTGAATAAAAGGTTCTTATTAGACCCACCATTGGCACCAAAAGAACTTCAAAATTTTGATGATGTTGTTATTCCATCTGAAAAGACAGATGATGAGGTAAAGTTAATTGAGACTTTATTACGTTCATATACTAATGCTGTTGAAACAATGTCTGAAGATGTTAAATACCATATTGATAATAACATACCTTTGAGTGATAATATTTTCAGGACCGGTTCACCAAAATACTTTGATGTTATTAATGAAGCAAGAAAGTTGAGAGAAAAAGGACTTTATAAGAATGAATTAGATAACGAGTTGTTGGATAGCGATTTGGGTAAGTTCTTTATATACGAAGGTGAGAGACTACCTTTGGATTTCCCAATGATTAATGAGGCAGAATATAAGGGTAAGAAAGTAGAATTAGGTAAACCTAAGAGTGGTGGTTCTAAGAAGTGGTATGTATACGTTAAAAACCCTAAGACGGGTAAAGTTAAAAAGGTTAGTTATGGTTCTCCTGTTATGACCGCTAAATGGAATGACCCAGGTGCTCGTAAGTCATTTGCCGCCAGACACCAATGTGCAAAGAAAAAAGACAAAACTAAAGCTGGTTATTGGGCGTGTAGAGCACATAAAGATTTTGGTAAAAATGTACCTGGAAGATTTTGGTAATGATATACAAACAGAAAAATATTAGTAATCATAAATTTAGAAGAGTATTTACAGAAAATGTGGATTCTGAAGAATTAATATGGCATAGAGACACAAGTGACCGTAAGGTATTTGTGGAATCATCTGACGGTTGGATGTTGCAGATGGACGAGGAGTTACCTCAGGTCTTGCAAGAGGGACAAACATACATTATCCCTAAGATGGTATATCACAGAGTAATTAAAGGTACTGGTGACCTTAAAATTACTGTTGATGAGGGTTTTAATAAATTTAGGGTACCAAAAGTGGTCAGAGAATCAGTTAAGAAGAACTTATATAGAATTAAAAAGTCAGGTGTGGATATGAGAATCGCCACGACACTTTTGGAGAATCAGTATGTGTCAAGAGAAATATTAGAAAAAATTAAATCTTTTTGTGATAAGTCTTATATTACAGAGAGTCGGAACCCTAAAGATGAAAAAGAAAATATGACTTATCTATCTTATGGGGGTATAAAGGGTTACGAATGGGTAATCCATTCTCTACTTTAAGGATGGGGTAACACTTAATGGTTTTGGTGTTACAACATATTCTTTACTATATGTCTCAGGCATTTCGTAATAAATGTAATCCATAGCTCGTTCTACTGAGCTGGCATTTACCTCCATTAAGACTTCATCACCTTTCTTTAATTGATATGTTGTTGTTGAGTATGACACTATTTTAAAATTTTATAGTACAAATATAGTATTTATTTTTTAAGTTAACAATACTTTCCTGAACATCTTTTTTTACCGTCCAATCCTGGCATCTTACCTTTACATACTTGAACGGCATATCCATTAGCATATGCTGAAGGATAAACATCATATTTCGCCTTTGCCGCGTTTTTACCACGTGAACATAGGGTAGTGTCTTTCTTCTTTTTCTTTTTCTTTTTAGACTTCTTCTTTTCGTCTATTACTCGTTTAACAATTTGTTCAAGTTGTTCCTCAGTTATCCTTATCTTTCTCATTTTTTGTTTACGATTTGGAATTGTAGTTCTCTTTTATAAGTATTAACTTCTCTGTCAGTGTTCACTTTGATATCTATAAAATATTCATTTGGTATCTTATCAGTTGTGTCGAATACGAAGTAAAACCCGTCAGCCGTCCTATTAATTTGTGTCCAATCTTGAACCTGAACTTCGGTGTTACCTTCTTTGACATATATTCTATAGTAACAGTCAACATGTTTTAGAACTTCCTTAGAGGTGTACGCCTTTTTAAGTGTCACATTAACTTTTCTAATATCTGTATTAAGAATTTTTTCATTTTGTAGAATACCATTAAAATCAAAACCATAAATTGATGGTTCTTCAGTTCTAGTACCTATTGTAAAATAATCCACATTTTTAAGTAACACGAATTCATTCTCTATCGGTGTAATAGTATCACCATTATATGCCAATTCTCTCCAATTATCATAATACATACATGGGGTATTTGAGGACGTTATTGCAGATACTGTTACCTCATAAACACCATTAGACCTACTACAAGCGGTCAATGTTTGAATTATATTATCACTTTCATCAAGAATATCCACTTCAGGATTATTGTCTAAAATAATTGGGTTACCATTTGCATAGGCGTAAAGATAAAGTTTATTACTTTTACCTTCATAAAATGTATATCTATCATCCTGTATTAAGTCATCATAGTTTGTCTCTAAGAATGGGTCATAAAAGGTCTGAGTGTGACGAGAGAAAAACCCAACAGAATAATTCTCAGTCATACCTGTTATGTTTTCTACTTCAGGAACAAATGCAACTCCCCACCCTGTAACTCCTGTAGTTGCACCGGATAAAACGTCATTAATCTCATTAGTCATATCAAACTCAATATCCTCATCACCAAATTCAAAGTGTTGTCTATCAACAATAGTTAGTGCAGAATAATTTAAACCAATAGTTGAACCTGTTTGTGTATTTGAATTATCATATAATCCATTTACTGACCAATTTTTAACAGTATTTCTTTGGTACCAATTTACTGGTCTATCTGAAAACGATTTATTGCCTTCAAGTGCGTCTTTTGTGTTGTAATAATCTTGACCTACACCCTCATCCCATGTTTGGGAATCACCAGTGGAACCTGAAACTTTAGGTATTCTAAATAATATTAAGTCGAATGATGTTGCTCTTCTTCGACCATTAGACCAAGTTGAATTTAATAATTCTTTATCAAAAGAAGACGTGTTAGTCATTCTTAAGGTATGTGTCATGGACGGAGTACATCCTGTAGAAATTGTACCGTTAGAAAGTTTAGTTTGTAATTCTTCTAAGTCTATATCAAATATAAAACGTGAGTAACCTTTTGGTGTATTTAAATTATCTACTCGACCAAAAAATAATTCAACAACAGGATTTTGACCTGTGTTTGTATATGAGTTAAAAATTAACGTATCGTTACGTT